GGGCAGCGCTTTCGCTTCCCATTTCGCTTTATTGTCAGGCGAGAGCTTGCCAAAGGAAGCGCGCATAGCCTTAAGGGCCTCGCGGTCAACGTCCCCTTCCTTGGTCAGCGGAAGGCTCGTTTTCTTGTTGAGCAGGCAAGCGGCAATGATGCGCGGCTCGGCAATGCGGGCAGCGAATACTTGCGCCCCCGTCTTGGCACCAATGAGCCAATGGCGAGTGTCATCGGCGAATGAGGGTTTAAGGCCATTGAACATGGCTTCGGACTCGGCGGGGATTGCGGCTGGCGCGGGCTTGGCCGCTACGGGCTTTGCCGGTGTGGGCTTCGCCGGTGTAGGCTTGGCACCTTTCGGCAATGTGCCGTTCTTAGTGTCGTTGGCGATGATTTGAGCCGCAATAGCGGCACCGATGGTTTTGGCGTTTGCTTTCATGTTTTTTCCTATGGTTGTCCCGCAAGGCGATTCAGGACGTGTTGTTTCGTGTTATGCCTTGACTCTAAGCAACACTTGCACATTGCCTAGAGTTAAGGCACTATTCGGGAAGGGAAATGGAAGGACTCATCTCTGCGTCGCAAGTAAAACCGCTTGTCGTCACTACGTCTATTGGTGCCGATTCAAATTTGAGCATCTCATTGGATGCAATGAATCGACGGCAATTTGCCTCAATAGCAAGCTTGGAAGCACCGCTCTACTTGCGCCCTATTCGCCACATAACAAGGGCAACCAGTTGATTGCTTGGAATAGTGGAGAAGGAAGGGAATACCTCAAACCGTTGGACATATTAGCCGTGTCACGTTGCCCCTGTCCGCTTGGCTTTCATTGCGAGCGCAAACTGCATCAAGCATTCATGGGAAACCCGGACTTCTGTCGGGCTTAGGTGGCTGAAGGCGCAATCTACTGACGGACTACGAGAGCAAAGGGTTCCGGCCCTACTAGTGCCCATGGGGCAATCTCTCGCGCTTCCCGGCTTCGGTTACGCTTCACTGCATTTAGGATTTCAAGGAGCGTCAATCTCAATCGACTGACATTCAATAAACGTTTGAACGTGCACACTCTTGCATACAAAGAAACAAAATGACAACGGAAACATTGGAGCAACCGCCGGAAAAGTTGGCCACGCGCCCGCGTAAGGGACGACCAAGTAAGAAGTCTGCCGAGCGGTGCGCTCTTATTTGCCAGCGCATCAAAGAGGGCCTCACGCTTCAAGCGTCTGCCCGCGCTTCGGGCGTTGGCCTAACGACAATCTATGAGTGGCAGGACAGTGATCCGCAATTTCGGCAAGCTATTGAGGAGGCAGAGGCAGAGGCAGAGGCAATGCTAATCAAATTGGCATTAGATGGCGCAAAGAGGGACGGGAGAATCGCCCTAATGATGCTAGAACGACGTTATTCTCACTGGCGCAAAAGGGAAGAACACGCACACGTGCACGCAACACCACAAATACTCAAGGAACTTGTAGATTCACGCAGGGAGCGGGACCGCAAGCTACTAGCGGAGCAAACCGTAATCGACGTGTGAACACCACCATGGAAACTCCACAAGCATTGAGCGATAGGGACTTAGGTAACGAGCGTGCCGTGCCCGTGACCAAGCGCAAGAGGGGACGATGGGGGCGAAGTCAGCGTGCCAAGGTGCCACCAAAGCCAAGGGGTGCCAAACGCGACCCCCACCACCCCCCAGCGCCACCGGAGACTACTACTCCCCCCCTTCAAAAACCGGACACACAAAAAGGTCCCCATGTAACACTCACTAACACGACTCACCACGATGCCTCACAATCGCTCACAAATGCCCCTAGGAGCGATTTTGATGGTGCGCCCGCTGTCATCACCCTACCCAAGGGATCAAAGTGCCTTAAATCGAATTCTGGAATTGAGGAAGTGCCAAAACGTGGGGAATTTGAGGGGTCGAATGGACGCCAAGAGAAGCCTGACCTTACCTCGCTCCCGGTATTTGCCCGAGATGTCCTTGGGCTCCCAATTTACCCGTGGCAGTTCAAGGTCCTCAACGACGTGGACCAGCCCAATAGCCGGGTAGCGGCCAAATGTGCCAACGGTTCGGGCAAGACCTCGCACATATCGGCCCCCGCCGCCCTCTGGCACCCCTGCTGTTACCAGTCTTCGGTCACAATCACCACATCCGGGGTGTTCCGGCAGGTCAAGGAGCAGATGTGGCCGCAGATTCGGCGCATGGCGAGCCGGTTGAGGGGCTTTGACATCCAAGTCAACCAGACCGACATCGAGGTAAAGCATGGGAATGACATCGACCTGACCTCCAAGGTGGTGGGGTTCTCCACGGACGACCCCGGCAAGTTCGAGGGGTGGCACGCGGAGAGCCTTCTGGTCATTCTGGACGAGTCCAAGACCATCCCAGACGAAATCTTTGAGGCGGTCGAGCGGTGCGCGCAGGGGCAACCCACGCGAATCCTGATGCTTTCCAGCCCCGGCAAGTCCAGCGGGCAGTTCTATCGGGCGTTCAACGAGGAGAAGGACATCTGGAAGGCGCACACCATTCAGGCAAAGGAGTGCCCGCACATCAATCAAGAGCAGACGGAGGCGCTGATTCACAAATGGGGCATTGACCACCCATTGGTGCGGTCGATGGTTTTTGCCGAGTTCATGGTGGCTGAGGGTGAGGAGCTGATTCTGACACTGGAGAAGGTGAAGCGCTGCCTTGAGAGCAAGCCCCAGAGGAAGAGGGGGCAGTTGGTGGGGTTCTGCGACTTTGCCGCAGGTGGGGATGAGAACGTGTTGGCCATTAAGGATGGCAATGAGGTGCTACCGTTGAATTGCTGGACCGACAAGAACACGATGAGTGCCGTCGGCAGGTTCCTCCAGCTGTTCCGCAAGTATAACCTGCGCCCAGAAAACGTGTTCGCCGACAGCGCTGGGCTAGGCCAGCCGATGTGCGATGCGCTGGCGGAGGCTGGGTTCACGGTGAATCGGGTGAACAACGGCTCTACGGCCAATGACCCCGAGCGCTACCAGAACCGGGGCTCGGAGATTTGGTTCAAGGGTGCAAACTCCATCGAGAAGTGCGAGACCGTCCTGACCGACGACCCCATCCTCATCGAGCAGCTGACCAACCGCAGGGCCTACATGAGCGCAAGGGGCAAGCTGTGCGCCGAGAGCAAGGACGAGATGCGCGCAAGGGGCGTTCGCTCACCCGACCGCGCCGACGCCGTGCTGGGGGCAATCACCTGCTCAGACGAGAGGTGGGACATTTTGGCACATTCCACTAGACGGAGTGATTTGAATGTGTTATTTGATAACACACAAACCCAAGACGGGCTTGGCTACGACTGCGGCGGCTAATGAACAAATACATCTCTCTCAAGATTGTGGCGCTACTCTTCGGGGTGGCGCTTGTCTCTGCTCCGCTCGCCATACTGTGCCAAGATGGCACACTCACTTTGGGGGACATCGCACCCACACCGCCTGAGCAAACGGCAATCGCCGATACTCAAGGACTCAAGGAGGCATCGCCTGCTCTCTCTTCACCTGAAGAGGCCACAGTGCAGGCTCTCGCGAGGGCGGTTGGCGATTACCCCTCCCCTTACGCTCCTATTGCAGGAGCGGTTATCAGCGCATTGGCCGCTGCCTACTTCGCCCACAAGCGGCAGGAGCGGGTGAGCTTGGAGCTAGTGCGCAATGTCCAAGCCATGAAGACCCTAGCCGAGGGACAAGGCACGGTTCGTGAGGATTTGAACTACGAACTGAAGCGCTCCCAAGACGAGGCTGGGGTTCGAGGAGCGGTTCGCTCTCTTACTAAGAAAGAAGAGAAAGAAAGAAAGAAAGCAAGCAGAGGCTAAGCATGCTCAAGCACGGTTTGAGCAGAAGGTTAACGCTTTCAAAACCTTAGAAGCAAAAAAACACGACGACAGGTATAGATGTTCCGGGGTAGGACATCGGATGTCTCTGGATACTTTCCCATACGGGACCAAAGGCGAGGGGCGCGACAAACTAGCTTGCCAAAAAGAAACGCGCATTCAATTCAATGGCCTACGAACGCAACCAACTGCACAACCTGATCCTCGATGACCTGTCGAGCCGGTCGGAATGGGAGACTCGTCAGCGGACTTGGTATAAGATGCGGCACAATGGCCTGCGTCGAGCCCGCAAGCCGGGGCCATGGGCGGCGGACCTTCACTTCCCACTCGCTGACACCATCATCTCGAAGCTCAAGCCGTATTACTTCGAGCAAATCTACGCCACCGAGACCATCGCCTCCTTCGTTTCCCTCACGCCCCAGAATGAGGCCCTTACCAGCAGCGCTTCCAAGTGGTTCGACTTCCAGCTGAAGCAGCGTTCCAATCTTGAGACCGAAATCCTCTCCCTCATCGACTCCATTCTGGTGAGCGGTCGTGCGGTGATGAAAGTTTGCTGGGACGCAGACGAGAAAGAGCTGCGGTTCCACGCCATCAACCCGCTACATGTCATCGTTCCGAAGAACGCCATCAGCACCGTCTGCTCCCACCGCTTTGCTGAGGTAAAGGTGATGTCGGTTGACGACTACCAGCGCAATCCGAACTACCTCCAAGGCGAGGAGTTCATCAAAAGCATTTCCGGCGACGGCGGCACCAACAAGAAAGGTAGCACCGCGCAGGAGCAGGAGAAGTTTCGCCGGGAGGGCATCACCTACGGGGCCAACGCCAACGAGATTGTCCTTTGGGAAGTCTACGAGAAAGACGGTGACGAGTGGGTTATCCACACCTACTCCCCGCTGAAGCCAGAACAGAACGTGCGGGAGTCCATGAAGGTCCCATACCGGCATGGCCAGCCCCCGTTCGTTGACTTCTGCTACGAGATTAAGGACAAGGGGTGGTATTCCCCTCGCGGGATCTGCGAACTCGTCGCTCCACACGAAGCCAGCTTGTGCCGACTCTGGAACGAGAAGCACGACTGCATGACGCTTTACAACCGTCCGCTGTTTGTGTCTGACCGAGACATCCCCAACGGCGCAAACATCGAGATGGCACCGGGGCAAATCCTCCCCTTCCGCGTCGAGCCTGTTCGTCAAGGCCAGCCCCCGATTTCGTTCGACCAAGAGATGCTTTCCACCCGCCAAGTCGCCGAGCAGCGAGTGGCCATGCCCGACTACGGCATGAATCAGGTGATGAACACGCAGGACCGGCGCACCGCCACTGAGATTCAAGCGGTGAGCGAGGTGATGGGCAACGCCAGCGACCTGCGCGCCCGCATCTTCCGCAAGTCCCTCTGCCGCCTCTACCGGCTGGCATGGGAGACCCTCAAGGAGTTCAAGAGCAAGGACCTGAAGTTCTACTTCAACACAATCCAACACGAACTCAACCCGGAAGCGCTCAAGGGTGAATACGAAATCACCCCTCATGGCTCGCCGGATGGTGTCTCAAAGGTCTTCATCATGCAGAAGGCGGTCCAGCGCTTCCAGATGCTCAACAATGACCCCTACATCAACCAAATCGAGCTACGCCGCAGTGTTCTGGAGTCCGATGACGCCTCGCTC